GAATTAACTGAGATTGAAAGTTTCCCCCCAGGTATTAGTGATGTTTGATAGTCCAGAAGCACCTATAGAAGGTGAAGTTGATAAGTGGGGATTTACAATCAAACCTTCTATCTCTGACATTGATTGTATTGTCATATGTCTTAAGAATGCTCCATGTGGTACTGATAGAAAACAAGTTATGCGTTTGATTGATGAGTATGAAGGTGGAAGAAGAATTTAAAGATATGAAAAGTTTATTTGATAAAACAATTCAATTACATCATAAAGATATTCATGAAGAACTTGACGTAATTAAACAGCATCAAGTAAAATCTAAGTGGTATTATATTTTTTGGGGAATTGCTACAGTCTCTGTAGTAGCAGGACAAATTTACATTGGATCTAGTTATTGGTCAATGTCTAATTCAGTAAATCAAGTATTGGAGAAAATGAAATGAAGTATCTTTTAGCACTAGCTAGTGCCTTTCTAGTTGCCTCACCTGCCCTGGCAGGAGGTCCAGCACTAGGAAAAAGACACCATCACTATCATCATACAGGCACTCACAAACATCATCACTGTCACAAAAAAACAGGTTTGTGTCACTGGCATAAACATTCACACTGGGGAAAAGATGCTGGACATCATGGTAATAGATTCATGCATGGAGTCTTCTATCGCGATAAGTATTATCACCATAAAGAAAACTATTGGTATCCTAATCCCTCCTGGCAGATTCACATCCACTGATAAATTATGAAATCTTTGAAAACACCTCTTCGTTATCCTGGTGGCAAATCACGTGCCTTAACAAAAATCATTCCTAAGATCCCAGATCTATCTACCTACAAAGAATATAGAGAACCTTTTATTGGTGGAGCATCAATAGCAATTCAAGTATCTAAGATGTATCCAACATTAGATATATGGGTCAATGATTTGTATACACCATTGGTTATCTTTTGGCAACAACTGCAAGAGAAAGGTGTTGAAATGAGAAACTTTCTTGCTTCTCTCAAAACAATTAATGAGAATGAAGATAAGTGTAGAATTCTTTTCAATTCCTCCAAAGGGCACATCAATGATGATAGTGCATCTGATTTTGTAAAAGCTTGTGCTTTTTATATTGTTAATAAGTGTTCCTTCTCTGGATTGACTGAATCATCATCTTTCTCTAAGATGGCCTCACAGAATAATTTTACTATGAGGGGGATTGATAGACTCCCTGAGTTCTCAAAGATTATTTCTAATTGGAAAATTACAAACTTTTCATATGATGAATTGTTAGATGAGTCATCTGAAAGAAAAGCATTTATCTATCTTGATCCACCTTATGATATTAAGGACAGTTTATATGGAAAGAAAGGTAGAATGCATAAGGGATTCAATCATGATCAATTTGCCACTGATTGCTCTGATTGTAGTATGGATATGCTCATCTCATATAACTCTGATCAACTAGTAAAGCATAGATTTGAAGATTGGGGTGCTGCTGAATTTGAACACACTTATACTTTGAGATCTGTTGGTAAGTATATGCGTGAACAAAAAGAAAGAAAGGAACTTTTACTTTTTAATTATGGAACTGAAAGACTGGCTCAACTCTATTAACTTCTCAAAAGAAGACTTATCTGAGCATATTAAAGACTATCCACCATACATCATTAATAGATGTCTATCAGGTCATCTTGACTGTGTGTTGTTTGCTAATGAAATGAATAGGTATCATTTCTTAGATAAAGACATGCAATATAATTTTTACATAAATATTCTGAGAAAGAGGAAGAGATTTTCTCCTTGGGTCCGCAAAGAAAAGGTATCAGATCTAGAGTTTGTTAAAAGTTATTATGGTTATAATAATGAGAAAGCATCTCAAGCACTGAAAATCTTGTCAAACGAGCAATTGGACTACATTAAACAAAAACTTGATACTGGTGGTAAAAGATGACTCAAACAACTGAACCTCAGGTTAGTTGGTCTCAAGATAAAATGGTTGAGATTCTATTAAATGAACCTGATGATTTCCTCAAAGTAAGAGAAACTTTAACAAGAATTGGTGTTGCTTCTCGCAAAGAAAAGAAACTTTACCAATCTTGCCATATTTTGCATAAGCAAGGTAAATACTTTATAGTACATTTTAAGGAGTTATTTGCTCTTGATGGCAAATACGCTAACATTACTATTAACGACGTTCAGCGTAGGAATCGTATTACTCGCCTGCTTGCTGATTGGGGTCTCATCACAGTTGTAAAAGAAGATTCAATCATGGACATTGCTCCATTGAATCAAATCAAAGTTTTGCCTTATAGAGACAAGAATGACTGGTCTCTAGAGCAGAAGTATAATATTGGTAAAAAAAGCAAACCACAAGAAGAAGATAATAAATAACACTGAGACTCTTTTCGTGCGGTCTCTACGAAAGTCGGAACACCCTATAAAGTGGTTGGGTTTTTACCCTTCCACTTTTTTTGCTTTCTGTTATAATTAGTATTGGATGCCTTAGGGGTCCACAAAACACAAACTCGCTTTAAAGGAGCTACAATCATGGGTAACCTTAACACCTACAAGTATGGTGCGTCTGATCTTCCTGCACTCATGGAACGTATAAATAAACATAGTATTGGTATGGAACAATACTTTGATAAACTGTTTACTCTTCAAGAAACACAATCAAATTATCCTCCATACAATTTAATTCAAGTCAGTAGCACAGAGTCGCTCCTTGAGTTAGCACTAGCAGGATTTAAAAAAGAAGATGTCAAAGTCTACACACAAGACGGAAAACTCTTTGTCGAAGGAAATCAACAAGAAGACAAAGAGTCAAGCCAAAACTACGTCCATAGAGGACTGGCTCAACGATCTTTCACCAGAACTTGGAGCCTCTCAGATGAAACGGAAGTTAGATCAGTTGAATTTGAGAATGGGTTGTTAACTATTGTTCTTGGTAGAATTATACCAGATCATCATCAAAAGAAAGTTTGGTTTTAAATTATAAATACAACTGAATATCGTCGCTGCTGGGAGACCTCTGGCAAAATCCAGAGGATCTCCCCATTTTTTTAGGAGTTATTATGGAAAATTTAAAAGTATTGATCATTGATGGACTCACCATCCTTGCACAAATTGATGAAGTTTCAGGTGAACTAGGATCTCCTGATTGTAAACTAACTGAACCCATGGTCTTAGGTGAGCAGGATACAATGTCACCCTGGTTAGTTGGTGTGACATCACAGAATACCTTTATGGTTCATTCAGATAAGATCTTGACTATTGTGGATCCTAATAGTAAACTGAAAGAGAGGTATGAGAGTCTGGTGAAGGGATGAGGTTTTATACTAACATCCAAATGGTTGGTAACAACTTTTTGGTTCGTGAATATGAGAATGGACAAAGAAGAATCTATAGAGAAGAATATCAACCAACTCTTTATGTCAAGTCAAAGAAAGAATCTAAATGGAAAACACTTGATGGTGATTGTGTAGAACCCATTCAACCAGGAACTATCAGGGATTGTAGAGAATTTTATAAAAAGTATGATGGTGTAGATGGATTTCCAATCTATGGAAATGAAAGATATCTGTACCAATATATTTCAGACAAATATTCAGAGGATGAGATTCAATTTGATATCTCAAAGATTTCTCTGGTAACTATGGACATTGAGGTTCAGGCAGAGAGGGGATTTCCTGATCCTGAATCTTGTTCTGAGGAGATGCTTACTATCTCTATTCAAGATTACACAACTAAAGAAATCACAACCTGGGGAAGAAAACCTTATACCCCTACACAAAAGAATGTGACCTATCACCACTATAGTGATGAGGTTGCAATGCTCAATGCATTCCTCTACTGGTGGACTCAGAACACCCCTGATGTGATTACAGGATGGAATGTAAGGTTGTATGATATTCCTTACCTGTGTGGCAGGATCAGCAGGATTATGGGCGAGAAGAAGATGAAACTTCTATCCCCTTGGGGTCTGGTGACTAGAGATGAAGCATGGATTTCTGGTAGAAAGTTCAATGTATTTGATGTTGCTGGACTTACTACATTAGATTACCTTGAACTTTATAAGAAGTTTACGTATAAAGCACAAGAGTCTTACAGACTAGATTATATTGCTCAAGTGGAACTGGGTCAGAAGAAACTAGATCACAGTGAGTTTGAAACCTTCAAAGATTTTTATAGAGGGAACTGGAAGAAGTTTGTAGACTACAACATTATTGACGTGGAACTTGTTGACCGTTTGGAAGACAAGATGAAACTGATTGAACTTGCCCTGACCATGGCATACACAGCAAAGGTTAACTATGTTGATGTGATGTATCAGGTAAGGATGTGGGATACAATAATTTATAATTATTTAAAGAAGAGGAACATTGTTATTCCTCCTAAAGATAGGACAGACAAGGATTCAAAGTTTGCTGGTGCTTATGTTAAAGAACCGAAACCAGGAAAGTATGATTGGGTGGTTAGTTTTGACCTTAACAGTCTGTATCCTCATCTTATTATGCAATATAATATTTCCCCAGAGACCCTTGTTGATGAAAAACATCCCAGCACAACAGTTGATAGAATACTTAAGGAAGAATTAACTTTTGAAATGTATAAAGACTATGCAGTTTGTGCTAATGGTGCAATGTATAGGAAAGATGTGAAAGGATTTCTTCCTGAGTTGATGGAAAAGATGTATGCAGAGAGGGTCATCTTTAAGAAAAGAATGCTCCAAGCAAAACAAGAGTATGAAAAGACTCCAACTAAAGCACTTGAGAAAGAGATTGCCAGGTGCAACAATATTCAAATGGCTAAGAAGATCTCTCTTAATAGTGCTTATGGCGCTATCGGTAATCAGTATTTTAGGTACTACAAACTTGCCAATGCAGAAGCTATTACACTCTCAGGACAAGTGTCCATCAGATGGATAGAAAATCATGTTAATGATTATCTAAATAATTTATTAAAAACTAAAAAAGTAGATTATGTCATTGCATCTGACACTGACTCAATCTATATTGATTTTGGACCTCTTGTTAATAAATTTTTTGGTAATATTATTGACAATAAGACTAAACTTGTGGAGGTCATTGACAAGATCTGCCAAGATAAACTGGAACCGTTTATTGAGAATTCTTATCAGAAACTTGCGACATATGTGAATGCATATGATCAAAAGATGCAGATGAAGCGTGAGAATATTGCTGATCGTGGAATTTGGACTGCTAAGAAAAGATACATTCTCAATGTTTGGGATAGTGAAGGTGTTAGGTATGAAGAACCTAAGTTAAAAATCATGGGCATTGAGGCAGTTAAATCATCAACTCCTGCACCTTGTAGGAAGATGATTAAGGATGCTCTCAACCTTATGATGGGTGGCACAGAGGAAGAAGTCATTGAGTTTATTGATGATGCTAGAGCAAAGTTTAAGAAAATGCCACCTGAGGATATTTCTTTTCCCAGAACTGTTAGTGATGTTAACAAGCATAAAAGTCATTCAACCATATATGCAAAAGGAACACCTATTCATGTGAGGGGTGCATTACTATATAATTATTATGTTAAAGAAAACAAACTAGACAATAAGTATTCTCTTATTAATAATGGAGAAAAGATTAAGTTTGTTTATCTAAAAAAGGAAAATCCAATCAGAGAGAATGTAATTTCTTTTATCTCTGACTTTCCTTTAGAACTTGGTATTGACAAGTACATTGACTATGACTTACAATTTCAGAAAGCATTTCTTGATCCTGTAAAGGTCATTCTTGATGCTATTGGTTGGAATGTAGAAAAAACTGTAAACCTTGAATTATTTTTTGGATAATGGATCTTCCTATTAATGATGAAGAACTCGCTATGATTGTTAATTCTATTAATCCTGATAGTGAACTTTTTGAAAAATTGAATATAATTATGGAGATTCGTCAGGATAATCCTGGTGGACCATACAAAAAGATTGCTCGTGAAAAATTTGGATTTGTTATTTAATGGATTTTTTAAAAGATATTGTAAAAGAGATTGGAGATGACTACACCAAACTCGCAAAAGATATTGATGACACTGAGTCATATGTGGACACAGGTTCGTACATCTTTAACGGACTTTGTTCAGGTAGTATATTTGGTGGCGTATCTGGGAATAAGATTACTGCCATTGCTGGGGAGTCTAGCACTGGAAAAACTTTCTTTAGCCTCGCTGTCGTTCAAAATTTCCTTAATGCTAACCCTGATGGGTATTGCCTCTATTTTGATACTGAGGCAGCAGTTAATAGACCTCTTTTGGAAAGTAGAGGAATACCTCTTGATCGTTTAGTGGTGGTTAATGTTGTAACCATTGAAGAGTTTAGAACCAAGGCACTGAAGGCAGTAGATCTTTACATGAAAGCACCTGAAGAAGATCGTAAACCTTGTATGTTTGTTCTAGATTCTCTTGGGATGCTCTCTACAGAGAAAGAAATTCGTGATGCTCTAGATGATAAACAAGTCAGAGACATGACTAAATCTCAACTTGTCAAGGGAGCATTTCGTATGCTCACACTCAAACTTGGTCAAGCAAACATTCCTATGATTGTTACCAATCACACCTATGATGTTATCGGTTCTTATGTCCCTACAAAAGAAATGGGAGGAGGCAGTGGCCTCAAGTATGCAGCGTCTACAATCATCTATCTCAGCAAGAAGAAAGAAAAAGATGGAACAGAAGTGGTCGGAAATCTTGTCAAGGCTAAGACTCACAAGTCGCGTTTAAGTAAGGAGAATAAAGATGTTACCATACGTCTCTATTACGATGAGCGTGGTCTTGATAGATATTATGGTCTTCTTGAGTTGGGTGAACTGGGAGGTCTCTGGAAAAATGTTGCAGGTCGTTATGAGATAGATGGTAAGAAAGTCTATGCCAAGGCAATCTACAAAGACCCAGAAGCATACTTCACACCAGAAGTGATGGAGAAACTTGATGCAATTGCAAAGGAGGAGTTTTCTTACGGTCTATGAATATATTAGATTACTGTCTTAAAATTGATAATGTAGTTCCAGATGAAATTTGTGATGAATATATTAGATTATTTGAAGAAAGTGATAACAAACAAAGATTAGATAGAGGAGGATATCCTAACTGGACTAATCTTTTTATTGGCACTTATCATAAGGTAGCAGAGAAAAAAATCATTAGTCTATCTCAAACCATTGTATTAAAATATCAAGAGTATTTGGGTGAGTATGGTAAACATTTTAATACAAACAACTTCATATTTGAAGGAGCTAATATTAAAAGATACATTGGAGGATCTACAGATAAGTATGATACACATGCTGATGTAGCAAGTCATGAAACATCTCTTAGATATCTTGCTTTACTATATTATTTGAATGATGATTTTGAAGGTGGTGAGACTGTATTCTATCCTGATGTAAGTATTAAACCAAAGAAGGGTTCTGTTCTTTTGTTCCCCCCTTATTGGATGTTTCCACACAGAGGTAATCCAGTGATAAAGGGTAAAAAGTATATTATGTCAACTTATTGTTTGTGGTCACCTGATGAACAAAATTGAATTCTTGGTTCTTAGAAACCTTTTACATAATGAAGAGTATCTTAGGAAAGTAATTCCTTTTATTAAATCAGATTATTTCCAAGACCATAATCAAAAGATTGTCTTTGAGGAGATTGTATCTTTTGTTTCTGAGTATAATGAAGTTCCCTCTAAAGAAGTCTTAAGTATTGAGATTGAAAAAAGGAAAGATATTAATGATACTTCTTATACTGAGATATCTAAAGTTATCAGTTATCTTGATGCTGAACCAGCAGAGAAGGAGTGGTTAGAAGACACAACTGAGAAGTGGTGTAAAGAACGTGCTATTTACTTGGCACTTATGGAATCAATTGCAATTGCTGATGGGCAAGATGAAAAGAAGCAACCTGATGCTATACCTTCTATTCTTTCTGAAGCTCTTGCTGTTAGTTTTGATAATCATGTAGGGCATGATTACCTACAGGACTACGCAGAAAGGTTCGAACTATATAACAGAAAAGAAGAAAGGACTACATTTGACCTTGAATTTCTCAACAAAATTACAAAGGGTGGCCTTCCAAACAAAACACTCAATATTGCTCTTGCTGGCACTGGTGTTGGTAAGTCTTTGTTTATGTGTCATGTCGCAAGCAGTGTGTTACTCCAAGGCAAGAATGTATTATACATCACGCTTGAAATGTCTGAAGAAAGAATTGCAGAAAGAATTGATGCTAATCTTTTGAATGTTAACATTCAGGATATTGCTGATCTTCCAAAACAAATGTTTGAAAATAAGGTAACAAATCTTGCAGAAAAAACTCAAGGCACTCTTATAATTAAAGAATATCCAACTGCAAGTGCCCATAGTGGTCACTTTGCATCTCTTCTCAATGAACTTGCACTTAAGAAATCATTTAGACCTGATATTATTTTCATTGATTACCTTAATATATGTGCTTCCTCTAGGTATCGCGCAGGCAGTAATGTCAATTCATATACTGTTGTCAAGGCAATTGCTGAAGAACTTAGAGGATTGGCATGTGAGGCAAATGTCCCCATCATCTCTGCTACTCAAACCACTCGTTCTGGTTTTGGGAGCTCTGATGTTGAACTTACTGATACTTCTGAATCCTTTGGCCTCCCTGCTACTGCTGATCTTATGTTTGCCCTTATTAGCACTGAAGAGTTGGAGGGGTTAGGGCAGATTATGGTGAAGCAATTGAAGAACAGATATAATGATATCAACATGTTTAAGAGATTTGTTATTGGTGTTGATAGAGCAAAAATGAGACTGTATGATTGTGAGCAGTCTGCTCAAGAAGACATCCTTGACAATGGTAAGAATCAGGAGTATGATCCAGAAGAGAAACCTAAAAAAACATTTGAGGGATTTAAGTTTTGAATAACTATGTTGATTTTGTGAAGCAGACTACTAGTGATGCTAGTCTTGATTATGCAATCATGGCAACTAGAATTGCTGAACTTGAAGCAGGTGGAACTAATACTTCTCAATTATTGACTGCTGCTCTTGGACTATCTGCAGAAGCAGGTGAGTTTACAGAAGTGGTTAAAAAGATTGTCTTTCAAGGCAAACCTTATAATGAAGATAATGTATTTCACATGAAACGTGAGTTGGGAGACATTTGTTGGTATCTTGCTCAAGCATTTATGGCATTGGACACAAACTTTGATGAAATTCTTGATATGAATATTGAGAAACTGAGTGCAAGATATCCTGATGGTACATTTAATGCGTACTATTCTGAGAATCGTGTAGAAGGAGATGTATGATCAATCTTGAACTTGATATTCAAACTGCTGTAGCTCTTAGAGGTACACTATTTCGTGAGCAAAAAGAATATACCTTAGATATATCTTGTTGTCCTACAAGAATTATTGATATTCGTAATCTTATTATGTACATTGATACTAAAATTGAAGAACAACTTAATAAGTTAGAACAAGAAAAATTAAAACAAGAAGAT